ATGAATAAACTTATTCTTCATTCACTCACAGCAATGGCAACGTGCTTTATTATCGGGTTTTTCTTAGGCATGTTAACAAGTAATAAATTAACCAAACAAGTTAAAACAACTCAGATCGTCACTGCTGAAGTTAAAAAACAAGAAGTAGCAATAGTCCAACAAACTCAAAAAGATTTAACCACGGTCAAAGAAACGCATACTGAGACTATTGTTTATAGCCCCAAAGGAAAAATACAGCAAAAAACATTCACAGAAACAAATTATGGCACTAAAACTCAAATTGGCACACAGACTAGTTTAAATAGTGTTGTTTTAGATTCGAGTTTTAGTAAAGTAGATTCTACGACAATTTCAACCTATCAGTCAACTTGGATGTTTCGGGCTGGTTATATGGTGCCGCTTGATGAAGAAAAAATCTATCCTATTCAGCTTAAAAATTTTGAAATAGGGGTAGGATACAGATTGTTAGGTAATTTATATGGAGATATTGCCACAAACTTAACAATAAAATATATTAAATTGGACGGGATTTTATTACTTTAAAAGGAGACAGTATGTCTACAAGACTGGATTATGTAAAATATGATGATGATACTATTGCATTACAAAATAAGTTTAAAAAATTATTTCAAGATTTAGAAAAAATGATGGGCGATGACTTAGTACATTGTAGAGAGAATCAATTAGCAATTACTAAGCTTGAAGAAAGCTGGATGTGGGTAGGAAAATCTTTAAAGATTCATCAAGAGAATAAAGATAGAGAGAAAAATTTAAAGTTAGGTATTCAATCTGGCGAAGAATTTTAAAATCCAACATTATCTAATTCCATCAAACTCTTCAAAAACTGAATCAAATAAGTATCTCTACAAATTAATAAAAAGTATTCTCTTATATTTACTACAGTATGTGGCATTAAATCATGTTCTATCATTAACCAGTAAGAAAAATTTAACTCAATATTAGAATTTAAAATGTTTGGTTGCATTGCTTTCAATAGATAAATCCCATCAACAAACTCATTCCTTCGCTTAGTTACTTCTTCAGGTCTTAAAGTCAATAAGTTCAACAAATAAACTAAATAAGTGATCTTCAATTCATTGTCTTTTTTGATAAAAGAATTCTTATGAATTTCATTCCTCAGTCTTAATAAGTTCTTGTCAGATATTTCTAATTTCTCAAGTATCATCGCATTTTCAAAATATGCTTTTTGATGAGTCTTTATTGCATATAGAAAATCAAAATCAATTTTATTATGACTATCTATTGGAATAGTTTCATAAGTTGATGCAGAATGTTTACTGGATGTTGGACTTTCTTGAATATTTTCAATTGCTAAATTAGAAGAAGACCTACTTACAGCAATTGTGTCCTTTATCATAACTTGTTTTTTAGGAACTTCAGAAGATTCGCCTGAATCATCACTTCTGGGAGATTCTATTTTTAATGATGACATTTCAGGTTTATCATTCTTTGTAAATAAAGGCGATGTATGAGACTTTTTAGATATTTCTGAGCCAGATTGATATTTTCTGCGAGTATCTAACTCAATGAAAATTGAAATATAAAAATCAGGATTATAGTTATCGAAATATCCATCTTTTACAAAATATACATTCAGATAATCACCTTTAACTTCTACTTCATAAGATTTATATCCTTTAAAAAAGTCTTTAAACATAATTAAAACATCTGATTTTTCAGCATTAGAAGTATAAGCCCGAATTAGACTTCCTTGATTCTTGTAATCATTTTTTATTTTGTTTATTGAAGTATCTAGCTCTTCTAAAAAAGCACGTTTCTGATTCAATTTAAATAATGTTTTTTCATTTCCACAAAAACATAGTGCTATTTTAATAATAATTTTATGGAATATATTTCTATATGTCCTGTAACTATCCTCAATCACTTCACCATTAAAGTAAGAAGTTAATAATTCTGAACGTTCAGACATTTTTTCTATTTTTTTGTTAGCAGCAAGAATAGTTCTTTGGTGTAGTTTTGAAATTTGCATCTTAATCCTTTTTATGTATGATTAAAGCACCTGAAATAAGGCCAAGTAGTACTTTAATAAAATCATAATCTGAGATAATTTCTTCAAGTAATTTATGTAAAACTATTTTATCATTGTAAATAAGATAACCTAAAAACAGAAGCATTAATCCTGCCCAAGTAGATGGACGGCGTAAATTATCTACCCACCAAAAAATAAACTTTTTTAAGGTTTTCATTATAGATACTCCTGCTTGTATATTAAGCAGGGTATCATCTAACTTTTAAGAAAACAATTAAGATGCAACAGAGGAGGATTCATCGGAAGGTGCGGACTCAACAACAGGAGCTGCTTCGCTGGATTCTTCGATAACTGGAGCAACATTGCTAACAGGGGCAAGATCAGCAAGAGGATCTTTGAATACAGCAGCAGCAGGAGCTTCCGAATTAACTGAAACATACAAACCTAATTTAACAAACAATCCCAGACCAGGACCGGACAAATCAGCTTCTTTTAATTCTTCTTGCGTAAATTTTAAAAATTGAACTTCAACTTCAGCAGTTGAAACAGGTTCTAATCTTTTTTGAGTTTCAGGAAGCATCCACTTTGTTACAAAGAAATTATTTTTTTCTTTTTCGTCAGTTATGCTAGCAGGAATTAATTTCATTACTTCTGCTTGTAATTGTTGAACTTTTTTATTAAAATAATCAATAACTGGCTGTATTGCAGCTTTATTCTGCGCACATTTTACTCTAGTATCATCAGATAAATCCGTGTTATCTTGTAATGTATTAAACGTTTGAAAAAGTCCTACACAATCGCTTACTGTTATCATACGAAATCTCCTTAAATTAAAAAAACAACCGCTGATTACGATATTATGCAATATCTTAAATGTCAAACTAGGATGGGTTATTAAGATTATACATAGCTTGCAATTCTAAAGGAAATATTGCACTCATCCCAATACCTTGTTTATAATATTCATAAAGAGAACAATACCCATCTTTAAAAGTACCATCATCATTATGTGATGTCTGATAATCTACAATTTGTCCATCTGAAATTTGGCAATATTTATTATCATCAATCCATACATAACCAGATGGGTATAGACCACTTGAGTAAGGGAAATATTTTGTTTCTCCAATTGGCATAATAAATTCAGACACATAAATAACTACATTTCTCTCTTTTTTATTGATGATATCTCTATATGCAACTTGTATCTTTTTATTACCATTATCTTCTTCAATAAGAATTGTAGGGCATTCCCCATTATCAATTACTTGCCATTCTTCATTGATAAATGAGGCATATGTTTTAGTATAGACTGGCATATCTTTCCCTTTAAATTTTATATTCTCTTACAATTAAAACAGATGGAATAGCCGATCTTCCAGTGGTAGATGTATCTTTTGTTCTTCCGAAATATGCTGTTCCTCCTACAGGTCTTATTATTTGTAATTTATATTTAAGACTTACACCTGCATTTAAACCAGGGAAATGTACATATGTTGCTGCAATTGGTTTTAAAACAATATCTGAATTTACAATCGTTGCCCAAGCTCCATCAACCCAACATCTAGTAGCTGAGCCAGCAGCATCACCCATAGCTATTTGAGTCCAAGTTGATCCACCATCCGTTGAAAAAAATAAACTAATATATTGATAATTATTTGATGAATCACTTGAAACTCCAGACGTTAAACTTATTTCAAATTTAGATAATGCTGAGGCAGTCGTTAAAGAGACAGACATTCCAGTCCAGTCAACATATGATGTAGAACTTGTTGTAAAAACAGCCGTCGTCTGCGCTTGTGCTATTCCAACACAAACGCCTGACGGTAGGAAACTCACTGGAATACTTCTTAATCTTTTCAGTCGTGGCGCTATTTCTCCGGCCATTAAAATGCTTCTCCTATTGCAAAAACATTGATTACTTTAGTAGATGTAACAGCAACAGGCGCACTTATAGATAAAGTTGTTCCTGCCGCTAAATACAAATACTGATTCCCATTGGAATCAAATGACAAAGGAACAGAACCGGGCAAAAAAGCCCCTGTCAATAAATTGACGAAGGACGCACCATTTGATTGTCCTGCTGTTATCGGTACTTGAACTTGCGAGAGTAAATAATTTGTTGAAGCAATTGTGAGATATAAACAAACATCTCTCGCAGTTGTATCGCTTGATGAAGCCAATACTGACTCTATTTTTATTCCATTTGTTTGAGATGTAGTGAGAGCTTTAACACTTGTACCATCTGCATTCGCAAGAGTTTGTACTGCATTATATATCGTCTGTGGATAAATTGGGGTTGGAGTTACTGCCATAATTATAAACCTCCGGCAAATGTGTAAGCGTATGTATCCACAGGAGTTACCCATGACGGTGATGAGGAAGTCATTGATAAAACTTGTGGGCTACTAGATGAGTTTGGAGTGATTGCACTTAATGCTGTAGAAGATGAAGCATAGTATAATTGTCCAGTTGTGAAAGAAGATAATCCAACACTTAATACTATTTTTCTAGTGGGAGTAGAATTTGTTTCATAAAAATAGCTTCCATCATACTCAATGCTTCCAGAAACAGGACTTGTTAATAATGTCCCTGCGGCCATATGTAATGAAGCTGTAGATGCTGTTGAGGCTGCAATATCGATAAATGCTGTGGCAGAAGATGAACCGCCAAAATAACTAGAACCGACAAAATAATTTGATGAATAATCTATTTTTGCAAAGTCATAATAATTACCATCATTTTGAAATCCAGAAAATAAAAAATATGCAGTTGATGAATTTAATGCTGCTCTAATTAGCCTAATATCTGCGAGACATCTTCCTCCTGGAATTGCACCACCAGGGTTTATTTGTAGAGTAATGTTTGCAAATTGATTTGCCGCGTTGGAGGTATTTGTATTCTCCATTACGAAAAAACGTCCACTATCAGTCGGATCAGAATTTGCAGAAAATGTAGCTGCTGAGCTTGTTTGTACTGTTAAAATTCCACGTATATCAGTACCACCAATACCTACACCTGTGGCAACAGGCCCCGGGCCTTGGAAGATTATTGATTGAGATAAAGCGCCAGAAACAGAATAAGGTACATATCCATTTGATAAACTTGATAATGTGATATTTGTTCCAACAAAAGTCGTTGCATTTACTGTATTGGCAAAAGTTGCGCTCTGAGTTGCTGAAAGAGTGAGGGCTGTTGTTGCTACACCGCCGCTTGTAGTTGTTTGTAACGCCATTGTGCGACTATTGCCAGTACCGGCAGTGATAGTCATTGAAGACGCGCCGCCAGTAATATTTGTCACAGCAGTTAAAGAACCAGTTACGTTTGCGCTACCATTGAAGTTTTGGCCCCATATTGTGCGCGTTGTTGTTAGAGTAGAAGCTGAGCCACTTAATGTTGCCGTAATTGTCCCAGCACTGAAGTTTCCACTAGCGTCACGAGTTACAATTGCTGATAGGGTGTTGGCACTCGCAGCGGTTGTATTTGCATTTGGGAGTACACCAGTGACTTTGGCAGTTAAATCTATCGTCGATGCTGCAATCATTCCATTTGTAATTTGAAGAGCACCGATAGTTGTCACACCAAGTGAGCTGATTGTCACGTTCCCAGTTACAGCAGTGGATATCCATGCAGTGCCAGAAGCTATGAGTAAATTTCCAGCGGTGGCAGTTGTGCTACCCAATGCAGTTCCGTTAATAGCTGCGACTGTTGGATTTGGGTATGTACCGCTGAGGTCACCCCCTGCACTCCCCCCTGGAGGCACGCCTGAAATTGCAATATTACTTGCGGCAGTAATTAAACCCTTTGCATTAACGGTGAATGACCCTACATGAGTAGCATCCCCAAATGTACCTACATTTGCGTTTACTGTTGCGAGCGCTGTTACAAAACTATTCGCGGGGGTAGTTATATCCCCCGACATCGCTACTGTTTGAAGGGCTGACGAAACAAAAGCCAATGTTGCGCCGATTGTGATTTCACTTGCGTTTGCTAATAATCCGGTTGGATTACCTATTAAACTTGATGCACCAACTTGTTGGAATTTCGCATAAGTGACAACATTTGCCCCAACTGCGGTGACTCCAGTTGAATTGATAGTTATATCGCCGCTAACTGCATTCGTAACCCAGTTTGTTCCTGAACTTATTAGAAGATTTCCCGCTGTTCCCGCAGTAGACGAAAATGTTGGAGTGCTGGCAATCCAGTTTGTGCCATCTGAAATAATTATTTTTCCAGATGCCGCAGAAGCATTAGGGAATGTTGGAGTACTTAGAACATAATTCGTTCCATTAGAGACTAAAACCTTCCCCGCTGTAGCTCCAGCAGAAGATGGAATTGTTGAAGTTGACCACGTGGGAGTAGTAGAAGACCCCGACAAAAGCATTTTGCTTGCGGTTGCAGTTCCCGCAAGAATAGCTGCTGCACTCGCTGTTGAGTAAAATATTCCCCCATTGCTGGCGGTTAGATTAGCATTTGTCCCGCCGTTCGCGAGAGGAAGTAAGCCCGTAACTTTAGCAGTCAAGTCGATTGTCGATGCTGCAATCATTCCATTTGTGATTTGCAGAGCACCGATAGTTGTTACACCACTAGAATTGATTGTCACGTTTCCGGTTACAGCAGTAGATACCCATGCAGTCCCTGATGCGATTAATAAGTTGCCCGCTGTCGCTGTCGTGGAACCTAAAGCAACACCATTTATTTTACCGACTGTTGTCGCTAAAGAACCCGCAGAGGTTGTTACATCTCCAGTTAACGCCGGAAATTGTGCAGCTTGTAGTGTTCCGCTTGCATACGTCGTTAATGAGATCGCTGTAGCATTCCACACACCAACTGTAAGTGTACCCACACCTGTGAGTGAGGAATTCACAACATTGCTTGCTAGAGTTGTGCCGGTGAGAGTGCCCGCAGGTGCAATAACAGCTACTGTATTCGCGGCTGTAAGCTGCCCTTGGGCATTTACTGTAAACGTTGGGATAGCAGTTGATGACCCGTACGAACTTGCAGTAACAGTCGTATTGGTTATCGAAAAGGAGCTCCCCGTTAGAGTTAAGCCAGTTCCTGCGGTGTAAGTTCCAGGTCCAGCAATTTGAGTAAAAACAATATTGGACGTACCGGGAGTGATTGTCCCGGCGGTAATCATTTGCCAAGTTGTATTAGTTAATGTTGACCCATTTGTAACAAAAACGGTGTCACCCGTGGTAATCGTAGAACTCGAATTAAAGTCTGTTCTACGTGTCAAAACATAAGCAACGCTTACGCTACCTGCCACACTAACTGTAAATATTCCGTTATGTGACTGAGTTACTTCATCTAAAACTAAAACTGAATCATTAACAGCAACAGCATTCCCATCGACTGAAAGTGCCCCAGCTACATTTCCGGTTAGGGTCGCTCCTACGCCACTAGAACCATTATTATATGTGTTTGCTGGCAATGCTGCGGCGGTTGCATATTTACAAGCCGCTTTGGTGGCACCCATTGAAAGTGCGTTATTAATTGCAGTCGTTACGAATGCGGTCGTAGCGATATTTGTTGAGTTATCAGAGGCAGCTTGAGTTGTAGTTGTTGGGCTTCCTGCAAGACTAACGTTTGTTTTTATTGTAGTGGCTAAACTGCCTGCAGATGTTGTTACATCTCCGGTCAACGCTGGAAATTGAGTGGCCTGCAATGTTCCCGTAAGAGCAGTTGTTGGTAATCCAGTACAATTTGTGAGAGTCCCTGATACGGGTGTTCCTAGTGTTGGAGTAACTAATTTGAGAGAAGTCCATGTCCCAGTTGGAGTATATGAACCTCCAAGCTCTAAAACTGTATCGCTAGCATCTCTAAAAGTTTTTGTTTTGATAGAAGTTGTTAGACCAGAGACAGCAAAAAAAGCGTTATTTGTTCCCCCGTAAGTTGATGCAATTACTTGGGTTAGTGCTGCGCTGCCATCAAAGTTATTCCCATAAATTCCGCGAGGCGTTGCAAGTACTGTCGCCGAACTAGCATTGCCTACCAATGCACCGGTGAAAGTCGTTGCTCCGACTGCATTAGTACTGGAATTATAAGTAAGACCAATATTGTTTTTTGGTTGAAGCGATTGAGTACCACTATCTGTAATAAACAGTATAAAACAAGTTGTATCAGTCGCTTCGTTTACACTCTGAATTGTTTGGGGAACGATATTCGCCGTACCATCGAAGCTCACCCCGCCGATCGTACGTGCATTTTGTAATGCTGTTGCTGTGCTCGCATTCCCAGTCAAAGCCGCTGTGATTGTGCCTGCTGCGAAATTTCCACTCGCGTCGCGTGCAACGATTGCCGAAAGAGTATTAGCTGAATCTGCCGTTGTCGCTGAATTTAAAACTTTCCCGGCTGTTGAAATAGTCGCTAATTTAGTATCAACTATTCCTGCACTCGCGTTAATATCTGAATTGATTATCACACCAGAACTAATGGCAGTTACACCAGTGGAACCGATAGTAATATCGCCACTCATCGCGACAGATGTCCACGCATTCCCTGCGCTTGCAATTAAAAGATTTCCAGCAGTTGCAGTGGTTGTGCCTAAAACAGCGCCGTTTATACGTGCAACAGTAGGGCCTGGGTATGAACCAGAAAGGTCACCACTTGCCGCTCCTGTTGGAGGTGCACCAGTAACGCTTAAAACTCCAGTTCCAGTGTTAAGGGCTAATCCACTTCCTAACAAAATCTCTTCAAAACTTCCGGCAGTAGCTGCATATCTACCGATTAAAATTGAGCCTTGAGTTGTGTTTTGAATTTTTGCATAGGTCACAACACCAGGCTGAATCGTCGCACTGGCAGCACCTGGACCGCTTGCTACGACATCGCTATTGAGAGAGGTAATGTATGCGCCAGTTGGTTGTTTTCCGTTAAGTTGCGCTTGCACATCGCTGGTGACATTTTGAATATATGCGAGCGTAGTTGATGTTACAGTCGAGACCGCAGTTCTTTGCGAACCATCGATTATCATGACATAGCCAGCAGTAAGATCAGTCAAAATAATTGAAGTAAAAGTTGGTGCAGAGCTCGGAGAAAGATTTTGGTCAAGTGACAATGTGATGTCAGTCGAATTAACTGTGACATTTACCTGATGCAATGTAGGCTTTAATTGCCGATAAAGTGGCGCATTAGTGCCCGAGCTTGATGTTAAAATGTATCCATCATTGCCACCGGGAGCCATTAAATCAAGAGTTATGCCGGCTGTTTTCAGTGAAACAACATTGCCGACAACCACAAATTGACTTGTGTTAAAATTTATATTTGCTGAGTTGATGATCCAATTTGCTGCGGTTTGTCCAGGAGCATCAACAAGAGCGAGGACCGTATCACTTGGGAAAACTTCAGTTCCGCCAAGTGTCCCCCCAATTGTAATAATCCAATAGTCACCACCACGGATTGAACCACCTGAACCTGATCCTCCCGATGATGGGAATAAATTCGAAGAAGCGTCATAACCACCACGAAAAGATCGACCGCTAATAAGCGCGTCTGCAATCGCTTGTTGAACATATGTCGAAGTTGTTGCGTCAGTTGTTGACGGGATTGTTGGATAAGTGTTTGTTATTTTAACAACACCGACGGTTGTTTCTGTAGCATTGTTAATGCTTAAAACTTTATCAGTGATGAGAAGCGGAAGAACAACGCTATTAATCGTATTTCCACTTGTGGGAAGACTGAAAGTACCATCTGCACTCAGGTAATACCCAGCCGCTGCCGAGCCCGCCGGTGGTGGTGGGACAAGCCCCTCTTGGCCACCCGATCCAGTATCTCCGATGAATGGATTTAAGAAAAACGGTATAAAACCGTAAGGATTATCAACCATTTTTATCTCACACTAGAAAAATACTCTTCGGGAACCGATTATATCGAGAGTACCAGATCCACTCGTCCCTTCCCAGGTAATGACGCAGTAATCTGCTACTGAAAGAAACGCTGAATCTATAATTTGACTCGTGCGACCATTAGCGAAAGTACCGCCTGATACAACATATGTTTTAATAGGTGGTCTATTGTAAGTATCAGTGGCTGGATTTGTATTTTGGCAATATACAAAAACATTTCCTTCAGCATCACTAGAATTTAAATTTAAATCGAATGAATATCCAAGATATGCAGTCACATCGACCGCTACTTTACCTGTGGGCAAAGAGAGGTCAATTACATCATTTATTGGTTGTGAAGGCATTTTTACTCCGGCGTGAGTGTATCCTTCATAAGTAACATATTTTTAACTTTTTTAAAAACTTCTTCTGGTATCACAGAATCAATACATTTTGGACTTTCGTATTTCTCTTTACAATTTTGCATCCAATCCGATTTTTTCCACCAACAATCGCCGCAAAAATTGGGAGCAATATTAATGTTTTCTTTATATCCAAAATATTCCACATTCGTTGAGCCAAAAATCACGACTGATGGTTTATTAAATAACTTTCGTGCATGAACTAAACCGCTATCCCCATCTATGTGTAAAAAGGATGAATTTAAATATTGTAATGTTTTTGTAAATTCTAATTGTCCTGCAAGATTAATATCCGCATTTTTAATTGGTTTATGCTTTACTCCACCCAATTGGACTACTTGGATATTTGGAAATTCATTTTTAAATAAAGTTACAAATTTCTCCCAATAAACGATACTCCATGATTTAGTCGAGCGTTCAAATTTATAATGATTTGTCGCATCAAAACCATCATGAATCGTTATAAATTTATTCGGGCATTCAATTTTTCCTATTTCTTCATAAAACTTATAGGGTTCGTATTCTTTTCCAACAGAAAAAAACGGGAGAGTCCATCTCCGTAAACCCAAACGTAAAGCTTTATGAGCCATGTCGTTTGCATTAAATGGATGAGTAGTTAAAAACAATTCCCAATCTTTAAAAATATTTACCCAATTATTATATAAATGTTGGAAAGAGGGTGGCAATATCGTATTCGGTTTTTTATTAAAATACACCATATCGGATATAGAAATGGAGTAATCAAAATCATTTCCATCTCGACGAAAATACGGAATAGTAGGCAATGCAATTATAGAAGGAAGAAAATATTTTGCAATTTCAGGAAAAGAGGAATAAACGTTAATTTTAATACAATATCCAGTTATCTCAAGAAAATGTTGAATTAAGGGGAGAGCTAAAATTAGATCTCCAATGCCACCATCAACAATGACATTCATTATGGTTTTCTCCATACTTCAACATGACAACTTATTAAAGGTTTTAAATTAAACATTTTTTCAAAAAAATTATGAACGAGTACATGTTTCCCTTCAGTTGCCGAATGACAATCATCAACAGCAATTAAACAACCACTAGGAATTCTATCCCAAATTGTACCTAATTCAGTCATATGATGGAGACAACTCGATAAATGTTTTTCTATAGACCAATCATATGAATCTAAAAATAATAAATCTAAATTCTCTGCGTTTGCGCCACGTAAATAGCCAACAGAATCACAGTGGATAAAATTAATTTTAGAGCATCTTGTTCGAGCAAACTTAATAGCCTCGTGGTCAATATCAACAGAAAAACAAGTTCCTTCTTTTTTTGAAAGAATATAATCCCAGACTAATGCAGAATGACCGTAACCTAACCAATCATTATCTTTTCTTAAAGTCCCGGTTTCAATTATCTTAATCGGTTTCTCTTTATTGAAAAGTTCCTTTGCAATAAATTCAAAAGCTGCCCAGCGATTAAACTGACCTTTTTTGTATTCTTTTGCAGTAAGAAGAAGTTTAAATTGATTACAAAATTCATTAAAATAATTCATTGATAATACTCTTCGACAATAATTATTCCGGCTGCACCATTACCTCCAGTATGAACAGCGGAAGTTGTTCCACCTGCACCGCCGGTTCCTACAGAATAGGCATATGTTGAACTTGGAGAAGAGATCATAACATCTAAATATCCTCCAGCTCCTCCACCCCAACCAGTGAAATCTCCGTCATCAAAATCGATTCCAGCTCCTCCACCACCTCCGCCAGTGTTTGCAATAGCATTTGTCCCAGATAAATTAGCAACCGGTGACCCTCCATTTCCTGCTCCTGCAAAAAAGTTTTGACCACCGCTTCCCCCTACTGCAAGACTTGTTGTTATATCGGTTCCTGGAGTACCATCTTGTCCTTGAATTGCAATGCCGATTCCTACAGAAAATGTAGCAGACCCACCCGCACCAGGAGCACCAGATCCCCCAGCTTTTGCTCCCGTACCATGACCAGCAGTTAAACCCGACCCAAAAGTTGAGTCTGTACCATCTCCACCGATCGGAAATGCAGAAGCACCAGATCCGCTTCCGCCTCCTCCTCCACCTGCCATTTTCACTCTAATATATAAAGGAGCTCTAGGAGATGTTGGTAATGTATAGGTCCCACTTCCGCTTGTAAATTTTTGAATCGTAGGAGCGATGAATGTAGAAAGAATATTAAACCAGGTCATATTCCCACTTGTATCAGAGCTTAATACTTCTCCAGAAACACTAGGAAAAGTAGGAGGCAAGATATAGTTAGTATCTGCTGTTGTTGCTGATCCACTTAATGATGTGAAATGTACATTACTCGCATTAAATAATTTGATAACACCATTATTTGGAATACTTATATTATCTCCCCAATTCATGGCTCCCAAAGTACTTGATACTAACGCTTGATTTGAAATAGTTGGATAACCAGGAGGTAATGAGTAACTAGCATCTGAAGTAGCCGCAGAAGCACTTAATGACGCATAGTGAACATTATTAGCATTATAAAACGCAATTGCTGTTCCATTGTTAATATAAGTACTATTTAGATATAAAGAAGGATACGCCCATTTTGTATTATCTGTGACAGCATTATTTAGATTTGAATCAGTCAATGAATAATACAGTTGACTTCCTGAACGGACATAATCATTAGAATAATAAGTTGTATCACTATTCCATTCAGGAATTCCTTTTTCTAATAAATAAGCTATCTGATAACTCATTAAATAGAATAGAGAGTTTTGATCTTGAATTGTAGGACTATAAGCTCCACCTGTAGCAGCATAAAGACCATCTGAATAATTAGACAATTCTTGAACAATGTCTGGTGTAATTGTGGAACCATCGTATAGATTTCCAGGAGGAGCCGCAATCAAAGACCCATATTTTGCCATCTGATTAGAACCAGCCGTTGAACCAAATACTTTCGCAGCATATCTAGCTAAATTAGTCATTTAAAACCTCTTTAAAAAATAAAATCCTGATATTGTAAATAAAGCCAAGTATTATCAAAATCTTCATATGTATTATATGGTTTTACATTCGGATTTATCCCACCAGTTTCATAAAAACTATAACCAAAAAATGAATCAATTACTGGAGGAGCAATAATAAAAATACCTACAGCCATGGGACGAGGAATTAAATTTTCTTTAATTAAAGCCGTGAAAAAATCTGCACTTCCTAGAGTACTTGAAAATATATAAGATATAACCATAGTCTTATAATCAGTTACAATAAATTTACCTGAAAAGAATATATTCAGATTATTTTCTATTTGTTGTAGAGAACTTCCTGAATTATTTTGTACAATTGCAAATTTCATTAATGTTCTAAAATCGTCATCATTAAGTGTAATAACTCTACTTGGCGTGTTAACAACTCTTGTCACACCCGCATATTTACCTAAGGTATCGAGTTGAACTCCCACTGCTGTATCTAAATTAAAAGCGTTTTGTATAGCAAGAGGCAATGTTAAATCAGTTTCTTCAATATCTATTTTAACTGGAATTGAACTATTCATGAGAGTATTATTAATTGCAACTAGAATTTGAGCTACTTGGGTTAAACCGACAAAATTAACTGTTAATCCACTTGCAATAGAGCCAGTTATAGTAACTTGATTTAATGCTGGAATAGTTCTTAATTGAGTTTGTATTGTCGCAGTAGAATCGTTCCAATTTATTGCAGAAGTTTCAACACCTGAATAAGATAAAACAAAAGTTCCTGAAGTTGGTGATGGAGAAAACGAAATAGTTTGAACTGATTGTTGAGCCATTACAATTGGAGTTATGCTTGTTAAAATTGTATTATACGCATTTGGCTTATTTTCATATTGAAAAATGAGAAGTTTTGCATAATAATTTACAAGGTCAAGTGTTGTTCCCATTAAATCCTCAAATAGCTTGATGTAAAACCGACATCATTTTCAGATTGATTGTATATGTGTTGAAGTTGTAAATCATCCCATATGGCATGTATATTATTTACATCAAGCGGTATCCAATCTTTTAAAACATCTAAATCAGGTTTCATTCGAACTTTTTTTACAATCACATCAGGATAACATGCGGCAATCCATGAGGGACCAGAATCAAGCCCTATGAGCATTTTACATTGAGAAATTTCTCTCACTAAATCCCATAATGTAGGCGTTTCTAATTTCGGTATTTGGATATCACAATCGAAGGATACTCCGATGTGAAAGAGGGGCATACCTTTGTATTTTTTAAAGACGTGTTCAATAATATGGTTAGGCATTTTTCCATGAGAAAGACCTTGAGTTTGTAATAAAATTTTCTCTCTTTTTTCATATGGGAAATCCTCATACGCATATAATCTAGGGTGTCTAATAAAGCAATCTATACCTAAATTCCCTGCATGTTGTTCAGCCATTGATGTAAAACAACTTCGATTTTTTGGCATCCATCTTGGATTATGATTCCAACCATAAAGTAACTTCGATAATTTTAATGTTTCTTTATCAGGATTACGAATCACATATGGATTATTATCTAAAACCCAGTGATGAGTGTCATCAATAACTTTTTGTCCAGTGCTCCGAAAATAATTCTCTGGCACTGTCGTAAACCAAATAGCATCTCCAATGCCAATAGTTTTCTTTATTGATAATATTATTGTCATTATGACACCGTTATCGTTGCGGTAGCTGTATTTCCAAAAGCATCTGTTACTTTTGCAACATCAGTGCCAGAACTAGACCCTGCTGTATAAAGTCCAGTTGATGAATTTATCGATCCACCAGAAGGATTTGATTGCATAGAGTAAATTAAAGTTCCATATCCACCTAAACCAGTGAATTGCTGAGTTGCTAATTTTGCAACACTCACAGTTGTTGGAGATAAAATCATAGGTAAAATAATGATGTTATTTTCATTTAATGAGAATTTATTCTTTTTTTCAGACGGTGAGAGAGTATTTGAATATCCTTCATTGAATGAAAATGTTATATTCACAGCTCCACTTGTTTGTAAACTATTAGAAACAACTGTTATTAAAGTTTCAGATAAATCACTATTTAATGTAATAGTCAATGTTTGACTAGCTATTGAACCTGTTACGGTCGCAGCACTTAATCCAGAAACTGCTCTTAATTTTGTTTGAATTGTACTGACAGAATCGTCCCAATTTATTGCCGCAGTATTATTTCCGTTATATCTAAATTCAAAAGTACCACTTGCTGCAATCCCTGAAAGAGTTGCAATTTGTACTAAAGATAAGCTTAATCCTGCATTTGTAACTAAACAATTCGAATCCGCTTTCTGAACAAGAGTAGCCATTTGATTAATATTTATTTCTTGATTAACTGCAAAAGTATAGTTAGCTACAAGATAATCTTTTATCGCAGCAATGTTTGGCGGGTTAACCCCATCAATTGAGGTTGCAGTAAATGCGATAAATAGATTTTGTTCTAAAACTACATCCCATGAAACAATGAAAAAGCTACCATCTATTTGAGTAACAACATAAGTGGTTATTCCAAACATACCACAACCGGCATTTCTTTTATTATAAATCGCTTGAGCAATTGGATTATAAACACCCCAATAAAATGTATCAGAAACTAAGTTATTTAAATTATTATTTCTCCAGGAAATGTAATTAACACCCGCAGATGTTACAATATCACCATATGAATATTCAGTTGTCGAAGACCATGCTGCAACTGGATTTATTGTAGGGATCCCATCTACAATTACCCAAATCGAGTGACCAGGAACCCCATTATCGTCAGTTGTATTTGTTGTATTTTCAAAGACAAGTGCGCTAGAAATTCCATTTATGTTCTCAAGTGTAGCAAGAAGTCCTTGAACATATCCTTGTGAAGAGATAGCAATAGATATTTGTCGACGTATTCTTACTGACGCATCAGTCTCTTCATTTATTCCTAAAATACTTTGACTTGAACCATTATTTATTAATGAGACCCCGAGAACGATTGTAACAGGGACATTTATCGAATTAGGAGTCGCAGCAACAGCCCCAGTAAATTCCGCTCGAAATGAATACGTAACGGTACCAGGACCCACACCTAATTGTGTATTTTGAAGAAACCAACGATTGCCAATATTATCTGAAACTGTGTAAACATCTTCATCAGATTGATCGAGTCCATAAATATCTACTGATTGTGTTAAAACTAAAGTAACATCTACTGTAGAAAATGTACCACTTTGTCGTTGAATTCCGTTAATAGCCGCACGTTGATCAAGCTGAGTTCCTATTGCATTATCAGGGTCCATTGAATTATAAATCTGTAAGACTAAATCTTCTAAATCTAATATCGATTGAATGATAATATTTAACCATTGTCCGTCTGGAGTATTTGAACTTAAATCAATATCAGACCCATAAATTGCTTGTAGATTTTGAGTAAAAGTAGAAAGTAATTCAGCTTGTGTAGCAATAGTTAAACCGCTAGCAGTAAGAGCATTTGGCATTTAAACTCCTAACGAGTATTGAAAAGAATCACCGGTTAATGAATAAACTGTTTGAGCTTGATATGAAACAGAGAATGAACGATTGTTGTTTAATCCAATAGTAAGTTGTTTAATACCTACAACAAATTGCGTATTTAAAATAGTAGAACTAACATTTAAACTTATGGCAGTTTGATTTTTAGAACCACCAAGTAAATTAAACCAGTCTATACCCGCTGTAATATCAAAAAAACAATCTCCAAGAAAACACAATAATCTAGTTTTTATGTTCTGAATGACTGCTGGATTTCCCGACAAATAATTATTACGACCTTTGCCAAAAGTCCAATCTCCATTTGTATCTAGCGCTCGTACTATCATATTTCACTCATTCAATTAAAGTTGAGATTTGCGTCGCTATTCCTGAAATATTTGTGCCAATTGCTGTAATTTCTGCCGCATTAGCTGGTACGCCACTGTTTGACCCTCCAATAACTACATTCGTTACAGTCAATGCCGCCAATTGCGTTGTCAAATTCTCAAGTTGTGTACAAAGATTTTGTAACAAATCATTCAACGATGTTCCATTTGTCAATGTTAACTTATTTGTCTGAGGGTTGATACCGTTCTTAACTGTTCCATTCGTTATGAGAGCTCTCACAGCGTCATAATTAGAAATCACAGTATTGAGATTATTTGGCCCAATCAAAGCGATGGCATCGCTAAAAGCATGGAGTCTCGGCGTCTGATTGGCACTTGTAGTTGATCCTTGGAACCAATTATCTATATCTCGGTCGTTAAATAACAAAATGCACTGATCACCTTTTTTTACTGGAAATGTTATTCTTGTTGTACCGCCCCCAAGAACGATCAAAGGACAATCTGCAATAATTGGATAATCAACTAGATTTGACACATATTTTGAGTTCTGGCCTTCGAATTTAAAATAAGTGCGTTTATAATTTATCGTAACTTGTACAGTTTGTTTTTTTGAATCAAAACTTTGAATCGTTCCAAGATGATGACAATTCAAATTTAACATTGTTTGTTTTTGATATAAATCAAGAACATCTTTTAAATTGGGTTCTCGGACAGGATTTATGTTTTGATTTATTGTTGGATTACTCATAATGGTCCCACTCGTTTTAACGGCGCTAATCCTGAGAAAAAACCTACCGTTGTGATAGCTTTTCCACATATTGCGCCAGAAATTAAACCCTTATGATTTAATGACACTATTTTATATAATCCATTTACATTCGCTGTTGTATTTTCACTTGAACTATTTAATCGAGAGAATGTTTGCGTTTCTAAATTAATTCGTTGCCCAACTTTTAAATAAGGTTCAAATACCATTTCGAGTGTGACTTGATTACGTTCTCTAAGAGGTGTATTTAATAATCCACTTTGAGAATTTATTTCCGAAATAGAACCAGAAATGTATTCATTATTACCTAAAATATACGATTTTCCATTATCGATAAAAAAAGCACTTCCGCTCAAAGCTCTCAAATTTTCTACTACATTTCCTGTATAAGATGAAGATCGAGTTGTTGATAATATAGAACCTCCTTCTCCATAAATAAAAGAATCACCAATTGCGCCAAATGAGATATCTGGCAAATATCCCATTAAAGTTTTATAAACAGTCTGCATAGGAGTTCCAGCAGGAAATGTAGCAGTCCCCGGAATAGCCCCGTTTACAAAAGAGTCTCCACCATCAAAGCATTGAATCGTAGTAACAAATTCAGTTCCTTCTCGAAAAGACCAGGCTTGATTAATATTTCCGATAAATATTTGTGGCAAATTTGTACCATATCCTGCATTTAATTTTACTTTACGAAAAGACGTTCCATAATCTGAAAAATCAAATCGAATTAGATCACGATTTTTTGGGGAGAGATTATATAATCGTATTTCACAATTATTTGCCGAAGAAAGTATGTTTCGCGTGATATTAAATTCAATAGTAGCGGGTAAAAAAATAGTTAATTCGGACCTATCAGCAAGCTCTATTGTTAAAAAATAATTTCTATCAAACTTAACTTGAGCCATATTATGCCTTCGAGCTTAAAATTTGATTATAGTCATCAACCTCAGTTTGATCTAAAATATAAAGTTGAAAATTATTAGTTAAAAAATCTTGTTGTAGAGAGGGTTCTCGCAATAATTTAGTAAAACATCCAAGCCCAAAAGGAATTTGATTTCTGAATTGATTCAACATATTTGGACTTACTGTTATTCTAATCCCATTTAAAACAAAATTATTATAAATTAAATTAGCAAACCATCCTTGTTGAGTTTCATTAAAATATAAATCTAACGTTAACGTATTTCCATTATATAATAACAATGATTGTTCTTGTGATGGGCTATCAGTAATTTGTTGGATTAAATACATTTTAAAATAACCCCGGTGGAAAACTTGCTGAGGTAGGGCCTGTTAATCCATCTGTAAGCGATAATCTACTAGGAGGAGTAGATACACCTTGGCTGCTAGCTGGCGAAGATTGATTAGCTAATCGCCCTTGAGATTTCGCACTTTGTGGTAAAGTTGTTGCTGATTGAACAGTTCTTATTTGTTTAAATGTGCATTCAAATGTTGAAAAAGTTGGAGTATCCTCACTTTGGATTACGTGAATTTTCTCAATAGCCATATTTTGAAAAATAGCCCATGGTGTTTGCACTGTAAATAAAGTTCGAGTTTGCCAATAACCATAAAACAATTGAAATGCAGTTTGTTGTTTATTTTGGTTTAATTGCAAAACAATTGGGAAATCTCCCTCTCCACTTATTACACTTGTACCCCCTCCACCAGATAAAGAAGACCAAGCAGACACCGCAGCATTAACTAAATTTGTTGCAATTTGATACGCTTGAAAAGCTTGGTTATATGCTAGTAAAGCAGTCGCAGAGATACCAGGAGCATAAGAACCAATTGCTGTTAATTTTTGTGTAATTTGTTTTAAGGTTTTCAAAAAAATCGGTGGCACATCATTTAATTCAGAGACAAATCCTTTGGTTGTTACTCGTACAGGATTAAGAGCAATCTGGTCTTGTATTGCAGTATTATCTTCAATGTAATGATCTGTAATATCGGAAACTAAATCAGAAGTTTGCTCCCCTTCATAATCAAAAAGAAATGACTTTGGTTGCACCAATTTTGAAGGTGTGCCATCTGCATTTGGTGGATTTTGTGGTTGATATCCTTGTGTTTGACTAGGAGTAACAACAATCAAATTTCCTAAATTTGTTGCAGTAGTAGTTGCGTTTGAAAGTAATGATGAAGCTGGCGAAATAGTGGGTAATGACATTTTATGTTACCTGACTTTGGCCAAATGCTTGTTTATACGCATCAGAAAAAGCTTGTTGGACGGAATTTCCAATTTGTACTGCATCTTTCCCTTCATGTTGAAAATAAAGATTTTGATTTATGTTTGTATTATTAGCACCAGTATTATTTGGATTAGTTCTTAATAATGGTGAAACATTATTTTCAAAAAATTTCATGACTCCATGACTATAATCAGTGAACCCGTAATTATTGTCATTTCCTTGAACTAAATCAGAAAAAGATTTTGCTGTGGAATATAATAGACTATGTGCATTTTCTTTTATATTATTAAAAAAATTACCTAATATATTTACACTATTTTTGTCAACATTACTAAATTCTTTAATGTATTTGGCTTCATCTTCATATTTTTGATTTATTTCATTAATTCTTTTATATTGCTCACGTAATATAGGGTCATTATTTATTTCATCTAATTTTAATCTTCGAGCTTTTTCAAAATCTCCCTTTTTATCTTTTCCTTCTAATATATTTGCTATAGAAGATAATATAGTATCCCAACCTTTAAAGGCATCTCCAATCAGCTTAAATGCCCCTAAATTAGATCCAATTCTTTCAAAAGCTTCTGCGATCCTAAATGCTTGAGTTGCTACATCAGAAAGACCTTTTATAAATTCTTTTCCATGTGCTGCCGTAAAATGTCCAAATAACATTTGAACTTTATTTTCAAAATTATCCCACATAACGCTAACATCATTTAATCTCTTTACTTCTCCACTACTAAAAATAGGAGCACGATTAAAATTCTCTTGATTAAAAACTTGTTTACGTGCTGCGATAATAGCATCATCAGAAAGCCCAAAACTTCGTAAAATATCATTCTGATCACTGACAGCAAGTTTAGAGTTTTTAACAAATTCTTGTGCTTTCCTAAGAACATAAAGCGGGTCGTCATAAGCTTTCTTTTCATCAAAACCAACTTCGCCAGCAAGCAAATTAATACCTGACGGTTGTCCCCGCCCCCATTTTAAATCTTGCATTTTTTGATAAATTGATTTTAAAGAAGATGCGAAATCTTCATTAGATTCACTTCCCTGACGTGCAGCAAATTGCCATTTTTGTATCTCTTCTGTACTTTTGCCTAGCAAAATACTTAATTTTTCAACATCAGTTCCACGTTGTGCAGACGTGCTCATCAATCGTTCAAGAGCATAAATGGCGCCCACAATTGCCGCTTTGGTTTCAAGGGACGCGCTCGCAATTCCCCCAAGACCCGCTCGGACATTCGTCATTGCTGATATTGTTTTTTCGCTTCCCTTAACTCCAAGGGAGACAAATAATTCGCTAATCTGACCCAAGTTATTTTCCTTTATTTATCTCAATAAAAGCACTTTCATAATCATACACGAATTTTTCATAATTTAATGCTTGTAAAACCCGTCTCGCGTCCCATTGCTCTATCTCATTCACCGAACCGTAGCCAGCTTTAGAGAGTTTAAAATAGACCAATAAATCACTATCCACAGCCTCTATGCTGGGTTTTTTGGAATACTCAACATAAACTGTCGATACTCTGCAAAGAGGCTTTTCAAAAAAGGCGCAACGTTTTCCTTTATGACTTCTAAACAAACCTGTATATAATCTTCTCGATTTTCAACAGGTTCAAAGGTATCTTTATCTATTTTTAACGGACCTTTACCGCAATCATAAGTACATCTTTTAAAACATACATCTAAACAAGCTTCTATCCTTTTACTTGAAAAGCCCACACAAGCTAAATTTTTAAACACCTCTGCTAAATCAGAAGAAGCATTAAAACTAACAGGTTTAAGTTCTTCAAGAATGGCTTGATAAAGTGCTTTTGATTCTGCAAATGGTGAAAGAGTTATATTAAGAACAGCTCCGCTGTGTAATTTAATTTCAGTCATATTATGTTAAAGTCCTTGGCGCATTTGAGAATTTCATCATATAAACAGAAACAGATTGCCCAGCTTCACCTTCAACATTCGATTGTGCCTCAACTTGTTTTTGAAATATACCACCACTTAAAATATAAGTATCGCTAGTGATATTTCCTGCACCATCTCCAAGTTTCTTGATGAATTGCCCAATCATTAAAGGAAACCCAGCGAAGTTATTTTGTTGTTGTACAAGTAAGTTATTCAAAAATTGGTCATCCGCAGAACCGCGTGTAAGTCTCATTTTCACTTCACATTGCTGTCCTGTAGTATTTAATCCATAGATACTATTTCCATTTTTCCCAGTTTTTACCTGTGCAATATCATTTGGAAATATTAATTCAACAACATTTCCTTCTGCAAAATCTGAAAAATTTCGATTATTAATTATTACAGTATCATTACCCGATAAAGTTGCCGTTGACATTTTTCACCTCTTTATTATGGATTTACGTATACAAGTACACTGGATTTTTGAATTGCACCAGCTTCTTTTAAGGCAATTTGAACAAGAGGAGCTACTCTCGCGGCTCGGTCTGCTGCTAATTGCTGAGAAATTGGCAATGAATAAATATAGTATCCTTGTTGAAGTATATTAGCTAAAAATAAATCCTGATTCCCAAAAGTTGTTGGATTTGTCCATACTCCAGGTGCACTATATTGATTTGTAACAGCTTGTTTACAAACATTGCGATATGCACCTTTTAGACCATCCATTCCTTGCTCAGTCTGTAAAATTTTTGTTGATGCTTGTGCCAAGTAATTAAATCCAGCAACTTGCAACGCTCCTACAAACCACTCAAGATTATAAACTTGGTCAAAGAATTTATTTGCTCCAGAAGTGAATACACATGGATCAGTTTGAAGAGAAACATAACAATCTGCTCCTGCCGCTTGAGCAAGATTTAATATTGTTTGAGTCATAGTTGGGTCTGGTTGTACACCGATTAATTGCTTTAAGTGCATGGTGCTTGTTGTATTTGAACCACTGAAATTAACAGATAATGCTCGACCTGCGTAAGAAGCCATCATTACAGACGCGGAAGCATCTCCAAAATATGTGCCATCATCACCGTAATAGAGTCCACGAGAATTAGTGAAAACTCCACTTCTAATTAAATCAATTATTCCACCTGGTTCAATATCAGCTTGATTATAGGACACATTAAATCCAATTAAGTTTAATGATAACACGATTGCTGCCGCTGCAAGAACATCTGTTTGTCCAATAACTGCAACAGTTTCGTTTGGCATTACTCCAAAATATTGAACAACTCCTTGCGTACGTGAAATAACTGCACCATAACTTTCACCCACAACAGTAATTGCAAAAGTCAAAGTCACAGGTACGGTACCTACGACGAGAGTATTTGCTGAAGCAGATAGAGGAAGAGCTGCACCATAGACACCAGTGAAAAACACTGTAATAAGCCCGTCTGTAATTGAACCAGCTACCAAAACGGATTCAAGGCCAGGAAGCAAACGGAGAGCCGCTTGTATTTGCGCAGGTGTCGAAGTGTACGGAAGACTTGAAGTTGAATTGCTATTGTATTCTAAAGTAAACGCGCCACCTGTAGGATCAGCAGATAAAGTAATAGTTTGTTGACTAACATTCCGCAATATCACAATCAATTGGCCACTACCTGCAAGGATATTTGGTTGTTGGCTGAATACTGCATTTGCTTGTTTATATGTTAAACTATCTGTACCAAAATCAATTCCAACTTGAGTAGGGTCGATATAAATTGCATACCCTAATTTACCTCCGCTCCATCCTGAGGATGTTGTAGATGGAGAAACTGTAATAGCAACTGAGCCTGCATCTTCTAATGTATTTGTGGGCACTGTAGGAAGTGGAATAGCGCCGAGATTACCAGGTTGAGTTAACGTAAGAACCTTACTTGCAATAGAACCTGTTACAAGCACATATTCAAGACCATCAATCAAATTAATTGCAGTTTGTATCGCATCAGCGGTTGCGTCATATGGAATGCTAGATGTCGAAGTCGCACCAAATTTAAGTACAAATGCTCCACTTGCTGCCACTGCACTAAATGAAATTTTTTGAACTGCGGCTTTAACAGGCTCCCCAGTTACAATAGCTAGATTGCTTGTATTATATGCGTTTATGCCGGGATTAGCGGCTGATACCGAAATATTTACGACATTCGATATAGATAGGTCTGTCATTGGGCTCTCCTACGGATTTGTGAGTACAGTGGGTTGTTCAAATGTATCATAGTATTCAACGTTTTGACGAAGCTTCACAAAATATTGTAAAGCAACTGAAATTTGAAATCTATACGGAATTGCCGCACCATCAATTTGAGATAAATTTATAAAACTTGTTGGGACTTTTCCAATATAAAAACTATTAAATTCTTGTTGCTGTTCTGCATATTGACTATTCAAAGCCATTAAAATATTCGCTCTTTTATCTCGGGCTTGAGGTCCACGACTTATAGCATCAATTTGTAGAGTATCAATCATGTTTACGGATTGCACCGATTGATTTGTATTACTATCAAAAGAATTAGTATTTCCGAATATTTTTGAAGTAAGGACGCTTACAGCTACATACAGAGTATAATCTTTTGGTTCAATTAATTTTTGATCCCAGAGATAAATATGGTCGTTAGCAAGCCCTAATTGTTTTTGAAGAATATCACAAAATAAAATTAAAGGACTTCCAATCAATATTTGAAGCGTTGCTGTAGCCATTGTTGCATCAATTACTTGAATAGTATCATATGTGTTTTGTACACTATCGGGTAATGACGCGGGTGAATTATATTTACCTGTAGATGAATTTATCGTACCACCTGCACCATCTGGCAAAACAGAATACACATAAGGAGCCGTCCCACCACTTGCTAAAAAATAGGTGAATAATCCTGCTCCTATTGCAGAAACATTTGCAGTTAATGTAAGTGTCATGGTGTTGGTGGCCCCGAATTTCTCCAGTCTTCAATCAATTCATAATAACGATATCCGTATAAAGAATAATCTTTATTAGCGATAACTCGATATTGTTTTGTCAAATAAATTATAATGTCATCAATCTTTAATTCAATTGCTAAATCGGCATGAAGCATAAACGAATTCCAAGCTCGTTGACCTTGTGATTCCATCTTTAATTGTCTACCGGTTAAAGGCTGCCACAAACCCATAAAATCAACATCAACAACACTTTCTATTGTTTGAAAGCTAACAACTGTTTTAGTAATTACACCAAAAGTCATTGGCTGAAACCAATCCAACATCGCATCAGCCATGTTCGGAGCAGTCCCAGAATTAGCATTTAAAGGTATGTCACAGGCGTTATTTATCCAACTCATTTCAGTTTTTTCACTTCGTACGTTATTGAATCTCGTAATTGTTGAGAGCCTGCCACAACAAGTTTCTGTGTTCCTTGATTTAATCGTAAACGCTGCGCTATACGTGCATCACTTAATTTTAACCATTGTCCAAATCCTCCAGTATCAAAAGCTCGTAAAATGGTTTCAACTGCAAGAATACCTATCTTTTTTGTAAATTCTCTAAATCCGATATCTTTTATAATTGCTTGAATATCTTTTTCAGTTATGCCACCAGCTTTCTCTAAATCCTTAGAAAACTGAGTTTCTAATGGCATTCTTAAAAAAGATCGCCTAGGAACTTTTGTATCTCCAAATTCATGCACCGCACCAATTTCAGCATTGTTAGGTCCTCCTTCTTTACGAGGAGCTTTTGCGCCAAGCACGCCAACTTTAACCACATATTTAGTTTCTGTGAGTGCTTTAATTAAATTATCGAGAGCTTTAGTATCAAAATCATTTTTATCATCACTCATTACCACACCCCATAAGGTCCACTGGGACCGTCAGCTCCTGTGTGACCTGGTGCAATAAATACAACACCAATAAGTGATGGTAACAATAATTCTAAATATTTCGCGCCATATCGCGTTTGTGCAAGCATTGCAAATGTAGGATTATCGAGAATTCTTTGAGGAATCGCATAACCCGAATTAAGATTACCTGCGCCTTTGCTAACTTCTAACCAATTGTATCGACCTGCGATCCCTTGCGAGCTCGCACGAATATCAACAACTAAATAGTGAGCAGCAAGCCACAAATAACCAAGAGTATAGTTCTCTTGTTTATTAAACAAAGAGCAATTTATTTGAAAATTTACTTGTCCATATGCTTTCGCAATATCTGCATCAAGAATAGAAGTCTGTGGGTCAGTCCCATAGGGGAAATCGCGCGTGAAATATGTTTTAAAATCATCCACTGTGGGATTTAAAAAAGCCACGCGCTACCTCATTATCAGGAAGGAACGTAAGTGAAATACAACATCTCTAATGGCCTATAAGCTAACACACCAGTAAATTGACCATAGCCAACATTTTGAAACATGAAATTGTCCAAACTATTTGCTAGAGTATTTGTGTAATCTACTGGAATATCCATTCTTAAAGATTCTTCATCATAATTCAAAAGAACGTAAATTTGATAAGAAAAGCCACTATATTTCATATCACCATACGCAAGCGGAAGAATTTTGAAATCTTTCTTGCGAGTAATAATTTGAAAAGTCTCTTCCAATAACATCAATGTACTCTTGATTGGAAAATCAGGAGAAGCTTGAGAAGCAAGTCCATTATAATCCGATTCAGGAATAATAAAATGTGTAGGCCATGCAGTTCTATTGTTGTTATTACGGTATTGCTCAACAATTGCCGCAGTAAATGCCTTCAATTCCGCAGTGGTCATCGAAGAAATTGGCTTAGTAATTGTGGTTTTGTTATTTGAAATTCCTGGTTGATTTAATAAACCTAAACAAGCTGCATTAGTACCACTATTAGTACCGAGAAATGCTACTTTTTGAATACCAAGGTCCCAATTTTTCTTTCGTGCTTTTTCTTTTGCAGCAACCAAGTCCCAGTTTCCTGAGCGAGCAGCTAGCTCTAAATCAAAAATATTCCACGAAATTTCCTTACCCCAATTGAATACTTCGATGGAGAGACTATCCACGCCCGCATCTGCAACAGCAAGACGAGAATTATTAGACCCAGTGTTGACAATGCCTTCTTCGAAAGCACCACCCATTTGAAACGAACGATAAGTAACAAGATTACTTGACCATGCGCCTTCTCCCACACGAAGAGGAAGATAATCAGCTGGAGCAATTTCAAAGAATTTTTGTTCAGTGATACGACTCATAATAGTAGTCAAAGTTGTGATATCGATTTCATAACCAAGGCTATTTCTAAATTGTCCGCGCCCATGAATAGCGAGTTGTTCATGAATTTTTTGCGTCAACATTGTGTTTTGTAAAGCTAGTTGTTCATTCATGATGATGTTCTTCGATTGTGTTTCCATTTAATTCGGTCCTTTCAATTAACTAAAAATGACGGAGTTGATAAAACGACGCGGATTAATTGGCCGTATCCTGCTGCTGAATCGAACGCAACTCCAACAATTGCATCAGAACCAGTTGCTGCCTGTACTGCGCCTTGAGAAGTAACGTCAGGACTAACCTGTGCACCGCGTGCAATTGCAGTTGTTGCATAAAGCCAAATACATGTTCCGGCTTGAGCAATTTCTGCGCGAGCTCCGGCGTTGTATTGTTTAGATTTAATATCGTAACAAATTACACCCCATGCGTTATCAGTATCAGCAGCAATGCCGCTAACTGTCGGAATTCCTTGCGAATCATTTGCAATATTTACAAAAGAACCGGCGTAAAGTGGAGTTGCTTGAGTGCTTGCAATCGCAGCCGCTGTTACGTTAGTAGTACCAACTTTAAGATCAACCATTCCTAAAAAGGGGGTGATTTCAAATTGGTTAATATCTTGAGATTCTGGGAGAGTAGTAATTGCAAGTTGAGTTGCGGTTACAGTATCATTACTATGTCCAGTATCTGTATAAACAACTTTGTAATAATATGTAGTATTCGGAATTAAATCAGTATCAGATAAAGTAAGACCAGTTTGTCCCGCTAAAATGTTTCCACTCCCAGGAGAAAAACCAGTTGTTGTAGATCTATACCATTGTTGTGTATATGGTCCTGTTCCACCGCTTGCAGCAGTAGCCGAAAGCATTGCAGTATTAAAACCTACACTTTGAGACGTAATAACGCCCGCTGTTAAAACCATAAAAAACTCCTTTCAGTTTTGTAATTAATTTGAGCCGTATCGAGCTTTGCCACGCGCAATTTTATCTTGAGAAAGTTCTACACACATCGGAGCAACTTTAGCATTTAAATGCGCGTTTTTAAGATTATTAAAATGACCCTCTTGTTTTGAAATGTCATTTTTCATTTTCTTATTTTTCATCTCTTTTTCTTCATGTGCTGCAAGCTCTAAAGCCTTCTTTTTTGCTTCTGCATCTTCTTCTTTTTTGCCTTCATCTTCATTTTGCATAGACCCTTCATCGTCATCCTTATCCATTGGGTCTTTTTCTTCATTCTTTTTTGCATTCAGAAGCTCAAGAGTATTCTTGAATTTATCAACAAGCTCACTCACTTTACATAAGGTTCCATCATGCAATTTCACTTGCTGAGTAAGATCCGCCATATTTAATTTGCGTTTTTCTTCATGTTCATCCATCGCATTTACAATTTGATAAATCGTAAATTCTTTCCCTGATTTAGGAAGTGAAACGGAAAGCTTTTCAAAATCAACCGCATTTTCAACTGGGGTTTTATTCCAAAATCTTAATACCATGGGCTTATTCTCCTCTGAATTTGCTATTTTAGTTAGCTCAATTTTTAATTTTTCGTTATATGCCTTAAACTGTTCAGGTGACATGATTACAGATTCAGCATATCTAGGGTTTTTGACAATTGCAAGATGCTCGTACTCACCATCTACAACTTCATCGTTGTAAAAAATATTATTCCAAAGACCTGATTTACCATTTAACTTTGGTAAATAGGCATTGGATAATTTGTACCCATTTTTAATAGCAATAAGGCCTCTTTCAGACACACCAATAAATTTTACCCAGTGTTTACCATCTGCTTCATTAAAAAAACTTTCAATAACCCATCCATCTGCTTCTTTTCTCAATTCATCAAGACGAGGTGTAACACCATCAACATGCTCAACAAAAATAGGTTTACCCGCGAAAGTAGGGTCCATTTTTCGCAAAACAGTCTCATTCAAAAATACTTTATAGCTACCATCTGCATTATCGTATTGGGCAAGGCCAGGATAGAAGTGCATTCCATAGAATATTTGACCAGATGTTTGTTGCATGTTTAACCTATATTGTTTTTCAATAATGCAACAAAAAGGAAGCCAGTGGACGCCGTCGCAGTTAAAGATTTAACTGAAAGACGCTCTCCTTTTAAGAGATAATACGGAATGACGATACTACCACCGAGTGGCGTACCAAAAAGATCAACTTCAAAACCTGGGTTTCCTTTTGCAATTTTTAATAATTGACCTGACGTGTCTATGATTTGAATAGCATTTGCAGCAATCGGGGTTTCTACTACAATTGTCGTGTAAGCGCTCGTTGTGACCGGAGTATTGGCATAATTTAATGTAAAAACAGTAGCCGTCATTTCTTAAACCTCACGATAGGGATTGCAAAACAACGACAATTGTAGTCTTGTCCAGGATTGTTTCGCCGTTGAACTTGGCCGGGGGGTGTAGTCACGGGAGGGTCTTTCCACGAAAAGATTTTGCCTTGTAATATACCGTGAGAATAGCGCACCTCTCCAGGTTTGTAAATAGCTGTAGGCGTGAGTTGATGCGGCATGTGCACACATCCCCACTCATATTCTGGTACTCCTGCCTCAACGTATTTTGTTTCTTTATATTTTGCCATTAGAAGATTTGTTTCTTGGCGTGCCCAGAATTTAGCTTTATTTTCAGTAACTCCATAACGAGCTTTTATCTCAGTTACTAAAGCTTCTTTTCTGTTCCCATGTACAAAAACATTGTCATAAACTATTTTACGTAAATCAAGTATTTGTTCTTCGGTGAATTTTTTTATATCTAGCTTCATATTAGTTTGCCAATCAGTCGCTATTTTCTCTCTTTCAAGTTTAGACAACTTAGGTACTATTGTAATATTTTTAACACTATCCTCAAATTTCTCTTCTGTTTTAAATAAAACTTTATCAAAATATTTAGCGATATTTAATTTATCCACAAAGTCATCTACATTAAAATCAACGAGTCTTTTACTCAATTTCAAAAGAAGTTCATCAAATTGTGTTTTTGATAAAGAAATACTACTGCGAATGGGAAGAGGGAGATCTTCTAATTTAATTTTAAACGTAGAGGTTTTCTCATCCCACTGTGCTCCAATCTCTCGTAATTTTTTTGAAATAAGAGAAGAAAACTTGCCTGCAAAAACTCCATCTGAATAAGTAATTCGGCCAGATAATAAAGCACGATGAATCACATCATCACTAGAATTAATTATTTTTTTATCGGTGCCTAAAAGTGTAAATAATTGATAAAAAAAATCCTTCTTAAATAACTCAAGTATTTTTACTTCAATTGGGTAATAATCGTTTTTATCTTCTATAATTGGTTTAAGCCGTACGATTCGTTCCACTTATTTGACTTCCTGTTGGTAAACCACGAGAACGTAATACAAAATCTCTTTGCTTTGCTTCTTCCTCTTCTCTCAATTCTTTGGCTTTAAGTTCATCTAAATAAGATTTTTCTAATTTACTTTTCAGTACTTTCAAAGTTATTTTCAAAGAGGTAGCTGCTTTTTCTTCACTTCTATAAAATTGAATTGCTTTTTTAATAGCAAGTATTTCTACATCTTCAAGAGTCATTCCAGGAGACCAATTTAACATACTCATTCCTCCTTTTTCTTATTATCAGGTTTATCACTTTCTTCCTTATCTTCTGCCATTGATTCTAATTCTTTAAGAATTAATCCAGTATTCTCAAGCTGAATCCCAAGCAAATTATCTCTATTACAAGCATCTCTGAATTCTTCTGTAGTAATTAACCCTTGTTGAGATGCTTGAAACACACGAGTAAATTTAGAGGTTTTAACTTGTTCTTCTTCAACACTACTAAGAACTCTTAAAGGTTTAAATTCGATAGCTAAGTCATCAGGAATATAACCAAATAATTGTTGGCATCTTAATTCAACTACTCGAAGAATATCAAACTCTATTTTATCCCTAACTTCACTCTCAACCATTGCGTTATAATTTTCGATATCATCTTCACCACTATTAAAACCAGTGGCAGATAAACCAAATAATTTAGTCAATGGCATTCGCATATCAGAAGCAATTTGAATGCGGATTTCTTTCATAACATCTGCCATTCCCGCAAAGGAAAGTTGTTTCTGAATGAAATCATCCTCACTATCCATTATCAATGCTTTTTGATAATTTTTTTGATAATTAGCAATACGCAATCTTTCAGTAACTTTTTGTTGTCCTACAGCAGATTGTAGAATAGATGCAAGATTTTTTATTTTATAAGTGTCAACTTTAAATTCATCAAGTACTTCAAAAGAGAGGTTATTTGCTTTTAAATATTGATTAATACTGCGAACAAGATGCTCAACAACGCTAAAGCCCCAACCACGAAGGCGAGGGCGAATAAATGAAGGAGCAATCAAGCCTTCCATCTTTAATACGCGAGATTTGTGTAATTTCGTTCCATAATAGCTATAGTATTCAAAAACTTCTGATTGAATGGCGGGATTATACCCATTTGCGCCTTGTCTGTCCCAAAACAATTCCCATAAATCTACTGCGCGAAATTCAAGAGGCGAATCTTCTGTTATCGCCTCCACATCGAGAGGTGTCATGGGGTCTTGGTTGGTGAGAATTATTACCCCACCTCCGCCAAATAGTCGGTTCCATTTGCTTCCTCGCCCAACTGTGATCAAGTCTTTTTGACGTTTGATTGTTGTTTGAAGATGTTGAACTTCTTTTTCATCAAGTTGTTTCGATGAAATCTCAATTCCACCTCGCAAGCCATCATCAACCGGAGTGTTTACAATCGCTTGAATAAGCCCATGTTCAACATATAACTCAGATAATAATTGCCTCATGTTTGAGACTAAATACCATCTATTGTTATTAAAAAGAGTATTGACTTGGCTTAATTGAACTCCATTGGGTAAACCATTATAGCCCCAACTTTGAAAGCCAACAGCTTCGCCAAGTCCGTTTTTTGTTGTGGCGCTCACTAATTCATTTTTAGTTATTGATTTTTTTCTTGGCACATGAAACCTCATAACGAATCTAAAATTGATAATCCCTCAAATAGTACATTAAAAGCACCCGAAAAAGCATCAACAATGTCATCATGTTCACCAAAGGGAAAACTTTCGAGTTCTTCAAAAAAAGCTTTATTCCAATTTCCCCGCAACACTTTTATATTACCGGCTTCACTTTGAGCAGAAACCGGTTTCGCTCGCGTTTCTTTGTCTTTTGTTGGACGTGATTTATGTACAGCATAGCCAGCAAGCATACGAATAAACGCATCAATATCGGATTTTCCAGAACCCCCAGGCTCTTCTTCTCCATAAATCAAAGTCTCAAATCCATCCTGAGAAGCTGTATTTTTAACAAGTCGTTCTACTCCAAGCGGTGTATCTTGACATGATTTTAAATCAGCTACTAAAAATGTCCCATTTGGGTATTTGTAAAGTTTAAGTCCTCGCGTCCAATCTGGATCTCGATTCTCTTCGTTTGGCTTTGTTGCAGCTCTATCCCAATATCGCACACATGCACTCCAGCCGTGGGGAATTGCATCAACTACTTCAAACCAAGATTCCTGGAAATAGCTTCCTGCTGTAACTTTTACATTCCAATTTGCATGCAATAATCGTTCACGGTCAACTTTCGTAAGAGCGTGAAGATTTGAAACATATTGCGGATCTTTTTCCATCAGTATTTTGTTATCTGTGATTTTAGCGGAGATAAACGTGAATGATTTTGGAAGAACATCTTTGCCAAATCGGTCAACTAATTCCTGCGGACTATCTGCCCAGTGCAATTCACTATTTGCACGCACAAAATACCGCAAAACGCCTGAACGCTCAGGGATGGCAAAACCTTCTCCGTCGATGTACCACGCAACCCAATCACGGACCCACGATGTTACATCCGGATTGCATGTTGCTCTAATGTATGGCCGCACACCACTCGTTGAGCGGTTACGCGAGAGCATATATGTGAATTGAGTCTCAGTAAAATGTGTTAATTCATCAAATCCGATGAATGGAATTTGCGCACCTTGCCAATCATAAATTGATTTCTCATGCTCCAAATGTGCAAATTTAACTGTTGAACCAGTGGGAAATCTCCACTCCAAAAACGCTTCACGTGGATGACCTTTGTACTGTTTATATATTGCCATTGATTCATGCCACAATCCACCAGGGTTACGAACTTGAGTCGAATTCCGCCTAAAAATAACAGATCGAAATTTTGAATTGTGAAAGTTTTTCAAGTGTTCCAACAATAAAGCGTAAGATTTGCCACCACCCGCAGCCCCGCCATAAAATGCAATTTCTGCTTGAGTATTCAAAAACGTGTACTGAGGTCCTTCTTGCGCAAGGGAAAGTACATCAATTTTTCTATCTTCATGGATATCTATATCTTCAGGAATATATGTGGGGTCATCGTTTATTTTTTGAATATTAAGAAGGTGTTGCAGCTCTGGGAGCATTACTTCTCTTCCGATTTATTACCATTGAAATATTTATTAGCGAATTCATCAAGCTGCTCATATGTAAGATTGAATTCTTTTGCCATTCCAGTAAGAAAGCTTTTAGTTTTGAGTTCCAATTCTTTTTGTTTTAGCTCAAGTTCTTTACGTTTATCAACGTACATGTAATCGAATTTAGTTCGCATCATGAACATCATTAAACTTGGTTCCATTTTTGCGTTCTTTATTGCTGCATTTGTTAGCTCATCTCGCGTCTTTTCACGACCTAAAGTGAGCGCTTCAGAAAATTCGGAATTGTTTTTCTTTAATTCATAGAAAGTATCACAAGAAATACCAAGGCTTTCGAATATTTGTTTATCAGTTAATAGATTAGAAGCCATCTCAAAAACTCGACTAAGCATCTTTTTATCAACTACTATTCTTTTTGCCCCCCGCTTGGCAGGTGCTGCTTTTTTAGAGGAGACCATTGATATCTCACAGAATATGGGTGGCGATAGGTGGGATTTCCACCCACAACTCTCCCGGCTAAAGGGACTCTAAGTATTTGAGTTACTATCGCCATGAAAAATAATAGGGGCCCGATGTTAATCAATTGTAAGCTTCTCGGTTTAGCAATTTCTATACGGGGCCCTATATTAATATAAACGATTTAAATTTTTTGTCAATAAAGTGGCTCTACTCGCTTGACAAAAAATTTAAATCGTTTATATTAATTATATGAGCCCACCTTTGAGAACTCACCTCAGTATCTACAATCTAACCTACCACATTCGCCCAGAGACTCCAATCTGGGCCTTTTCTGTTACGTGTTACAGTACTGTAACAAATCCTGTTACACCGAAAACAAACTGTAACACAAAACTGTAACACAAATATGTTCAACTCTCACGTGAATAAATCGAATTGATGTTACAGTGTTACGCCTGTTACGGTTTTTTTCCTCCTCTCATGTATTCGTGTTTTTTATTTTTCTATTACCATAACTTATACACTACTGTAATGCAGTTCCTCCTCGGTTACGGTGTTATCCTCTCCTCTAAAATTTAATCAACTTAGTAAATAAGTAAAGAGAACTGTAACACTGTAACAAAACAGCAAGTTATCTTACTCTCCCTTGGTGTATCAAAGTTACGTTACAGTTTGTTACACTGCTACAACTCCCTCGTAACAACTGTAACACTGTAACAAAATTCTGTAACAGCTTAAATTGTGTGCATAAAACGTCAATAAGTCGCTATTCAAAAAACAATTTAAAAAATCGCTTGACAAAAAATTTAATTCATTTATATTAATTATATGGACACACACATCGTGTGGAGTATGGATAAAAGGAATAACGAAATGGCTGTCGTCACCTTGCAAGATTTTTTAAGCGACCTCCTCACGGATAGTATTACGGTAGTGATTATCAAAATTTCATTCATTTGGTTTATGGTAAGACTTCTTGTCAGCACCATTGAAGAGATTATGGTAACTTTTTTTATAACAACAATGGTTTTAGTCCATTCCGTTCTTCAGAAAATAAAGGAGGTAGGTCGTGGAGGACAGTGAAAAAGAGAAATTGGCTCGACAGCGAATATACCAAAAACGCTATCGTGAGCGGAATCGAGAAAAATTAAGACTCAAGGCCAAAGAATACAATGAAGCCAATAAAGACAAATTAGCATTTGTAAAAATTGGACGGTACCAAAAAAATAAAGAAACAATTCTTAAACGTTATCACGAGAGGAAGGAAATTAGAAATGATAAGTAAAGAAATAAACCTAAAAGTATTTGATAGAGTAAGACTAGTCCCATGTAAAAACCGTGATTTGACTAATTGCGTGAAAGTCTTTGATAACTCTCTCACTGAGCTCCGTCAATTTCGTAAAATCTATAATCAACGTGAATTTGAAGAAATGATTGGCCACATTAAGAAAGTTATTCAGTTAAATGAAAACACACACGTCGAAGTCCATTGTGCACAGCGAGGAGTTCATGAGTTTGTGCAGAAAATGAGGAATGCGGCATGAATCCCGCCAACTTAACCTATCGATTTTTTCTTATTTCAATGATACATGGTGCAATTATTGCACTTATATTGTACTCCGATCAACCAATAATAAAGAATACAGTTTTGATTGTTCTTGCTTTATACTCAATTTTAAACTCTCTGAGCTTTTATTATGTCATAAAGAAAACGGGGTATAAGCCATGACTCTCACAAACGGCGAGATGGAAGATTTGCTGTTGATGTTCAAGCGCTATCCTAAATTTGAAGAACTCACTCTTACAATTATGGAAGCCTGCCTTAATGAATTCAACGGTGAATTGCCTGTTACTAAACGATGTATTGAACTTGAATTAGAGAGTTTCACAGATGATTTTAATGAATTCTTAAACGAAAGTAACTAAATTAACATATTTAACCAAGGAACTATTATGCTTTATGAACATCAAAAAGAAGCCATAAAACTACTCATACGCAATGAAAAATTTGCGCTTTATCATGAACAAGGTTTAGGAAAAACAATCACATCTATCATTGCCGCTGATTTTTGTTTAAAAACTGACCCACAGAATTATGATGAAATACGAGTTATTTGTCCTGCATTTTTGCAACAAAATTGGTTTCAAGAGATTAAAAAATGGTCTAAGTTTCCCAATAAATATAAAGTTTTCTCTTATGAGAAATTCTCCAACCTCGCCACCAGCACCCAACAATGTTCTTTTTTTATCGTCGATGAGGCTCATTATATTAAAAATAGAAGAGCAAAACGCACCGATGCTGTGGCAAATGCCGTGATTCGAGCAAAGAGAGCCGTACTTTTGACCGGTACACCCATTGGCAATGGCAGCATTCTTGATTTGTACACCCATCTCGTTTGTCTCAATCACAAACACGAATACGCGAATTATCGTGCATTCTACAACCAATTTGTCGAACACAAACAACATAAGTTTGACAAGCCAAAGCCCAAAAACGTTGAGCAATTCATGCGCATATTAGAGCCATACACTCAACGTAAAACTAAAATGGAATGTCTCGATCTTCCCCCAAAAACGTACAAAACGATTATGTGCAAAGGCTCAAAAGCCCCCAAGCATCTCCACGTTTCCCACAAAATGCAGCTTCAAGAAGGCTTTCCAGTTGATGTGCAAATCAAAGACGATGATACGGTGCTTGATATTGTGCGATATGAATCAAGCTCAAAAAAGCTTGAAACGCTGAGCCAAATCATTGACTGTCTCGCTCCGAAAACTCAGGTCGTTATCTACGTCGCATTTATCAAAAGCCTTGAATATATTTCACGTGAATTGAAAAAAGAGAAAATTACTCACGAATGTTTTTCAGGTCAATTGTCTGAAGGTCAAAAAAATCTCATGCTCTCCAATTTCAAAAATGGGAAATTCCGCATCCTGATTGCGACAATGCAATCACTCAATGTAGGTGTCACGCTGACTAACTGCTGCAACGTTATTTATTACTCACGGACATTTTCTTGCACTGAGCGAGCACAGAGTGAAGACAGGTTCCATCGGATTGGGCAACACAATGTCGTTGAGTACATCGATATTGTCAGTGAAGGCATTGACGAACGAGCGTTTGAGTTAATTAAACAGAACAAATCTATCGACGAAATTCAAGCAGAGCTAGAGAAACTTTAAAAATTTAAATTAATTAAATTTTTATTTGACAATTTAATTGGATGATGTTAATTTAAACCATTAATGTTTTTAGGAGAATGAGATGGCAAGAACCGAAGCCGCAAAAATAATGCGAGTGAATAAAAAGCCTGAAGCAAAATTCCAAGAGATTTTCTGTAAGTGGTTAGAGAGTCTTCAATGTGGGTTCGTGCATGAAATCTCATACACAGGAACTAGTTACTATGTAAAGAAAAAATACCTTCCCGATGTGTTTTTCTATACAAACCGTGGAACTTATGCTTTTGAGTTGAAGTCTAATGTGGGTAAAACAAACCGGTATCAGAAAGCTTGCCATGCTCGATTAAAACAATCAGGTGTAATGGTGAGTGTAGTACCCCCAAAAAAATTCGAAGAATTTAAGAATTTGTTTGCAATGGCATGGGGACTAGAGACTGAAATAATTAATAATATGAAGGCGGGATTATGTTAAAACTTAGCGCATCAAATTTGTATCGATATTTTATTTGTCCCGCAGCAATGCTGCATGAGCAAGGTTATGCTGAGAAAAAAATTACGAAATATAGTGAAGATGGCACACTTAAGCATAAAGAAATGCAAGAAGCCTTTGAGAAACCTGAGGGATATAATAAAAGTGAAGCGGCGAAAAGTTTAATAACAGCTCTAAGAGTATATACTCAACTTCCATTTTTTGCGCATTGTGTCGTATTAGAAGAAAAAATAAGATACAAATTTCCTGAATTTGAACTCGTCGGTACTCCTGATTTTGTTTATTATTCTCAAACAAACGTAGGCTCTGTTGATATATTTATTATTGACTATAAATTTGGATATCAGAAAGTTTTAGCAAAAGATAATGTGCAATTGCTTGCATATGCTCTCTTGTTAGAATCACAACGAACTTTAGGAGTACAATTTAATTATCATGTAGGTATCTGGCAAGATGATATTTTAGATATTGTTAAAGTAACAAGCGAAGAAGTTAATCAATTTTTATTTCAACTTACTGAAATTGTCATATCTGCAATAGGCCATACGCCTGTTTATAAACCTTCAGAAACTGGTTGCAAATGGTGTCAACATCGACCAAATTGCCATGAAATTAATCTATACGTTGAAGAAGGACAACAACTTATTGAGACTAATTTAAATAAAAAATTAACTCACCTTCAAAAGTATGAATACCGTAAAAAACTCTTACAATCTAAAAAAATAATTGAATATGCTTTGGAAGATGCGGAAGATTATTTTAAAAAAGAGTTAGCGAATGGGGCTATGTTAGATTTTTGTGAATTAAAGTCTAATGGTTCGATGAAAAGTTGGTCTAAGAATTTCACAGAGAATGAGATTTTATCTGCATTAGCAAAAGCTTCAGGGCGTACAGAAGATTATTTTATTGACCTGAAACTTAAATCTGTGTCTCAAGTAAAGGGCCTTTTTGCAGATATACCAGAAGATTTAATTGAGTCTCGTGAGAAAGCAAAATCTTTAAAAGTGAAAGAAAAGGAGGGATATGGGAAAAAACAGATAACGGATGATTTGTTTTGATTATTTTTATTAACTTTGTTTTATTTTTTAACTATTTGGAGAATTATTTATGTCTTATTCTATTGTTTATAACGAAACTAAAAAAACTGTTGAACTCGAATTAAAAACTTTAATGGATAGTGCAGCACTTATCACCCCAAAAAGATTTATGCGAGATGGCAAGCCTCAGGGCGAATCTAAGTACAGTATCCGTTGCCTCTTAAAGACTGACAAATGTGAGAATTTCCGCAAAGAACTTGCAGAAGCCACAGCTAAACTCTGTAATGGCACAACTCAAATTCACCCCGCTTTTGCTAAAATGAGTACTAAGCCTCAATATATCGTGCGAGACTTTTTCAAGGTGGGTAAAGAAGTCATTGCGGAAAAACAAGAGCTTGATGAAAGATTAGAGAAAAATGCAAGAAAAAATTATTCCCCAGCTTTGGATTATCTCAATGACTTATGTTATTTTTTTGCATCTAGTTCAAATAAATTTCAACCACGTTTATTTGATAAATTTGGAAATGAATTAAAAGATGTAGAAGAAAAATTCTTTGAGCCAAGTTTCATAGGTAAAATCCGTCTCAATATTAAATTAGTTTATGTCTCTCCAAATACTTATATCGTGCCATATATCAATGCTATTCAATACATTGCTCCATCAGAGATTAGCTACAAATCTTCTGTGATTTCATTTGGCGAGTCAGACTCTGGCGATAATATGTTTGGAGATGCCGTCAAAAAAGACTCTTTTGATGGTAATTATTATGATGTTTCGAAAGAAAAACCTAGGATTAAAATTCCTAAAGATGTGAAAGATGCAGTTGATTTATATGTAGACGAGTTCGCTTAATTGCGAACTCTTAATGGAGAAAATTATGAAAGAATCAAATATAGTAACTGATTTACCTTTAGCAAATGCGTATACAGCATCATTAAAATTACAAGAGGAAAAGAATAAACGAACAATAGAGAGGCTTGATGTAAGAGCATGCTTATTAATTTTACAACGTCGTATGATGGAATTGGAAAGAGACCTATTAATTAATGCTAGAGCTTATGAAGCCCCAGCTAGAATAGCTGAATTGAGGGATTATATCGACAAACACATATTAACTATATTAGAAAAAGAAATGGAATAATACTATGTACCTATTCATAGACTTTGAAACTTATAGTCCAATTGATATTAAATGCGGTGTGAGAAAATATTTATCACATCCAGACGCTGATATAATTTGCGGAGTATTTAAACTTATTGGACAAGATAGAATTTGTATAGATGGTCTCTCTATTGAACGATTAAACAATAGAAGTGGTATAGATGCCGCATATGTAGGTAGTTTATTTAATAACGCCAAATACATTGTTTGTCACAACATTGAATTTGATTTAGAAGTTTACCTACGTATCCTTCAACAAAAATACGATTTTCCTAAAATACCTGAGCATATTAAATTCATTTGTACTAAAAAACGTCAGGACTTTTTTGGTCAACCATCGAGTCTCAAAGATGCAGCCAATTGGTATCAATTAGAACAAAGAAAAGACACACGGGGTAAGGAGCTTATTCGATTACTTTCGATGCCTAAAAAAGATGGTACGCGTAATTATGATGAAACATTGGAAAATGAGATGCTTCAGTATTGTATCCAAGATGTCCATACACTTAACGATTTATTCTTTACCCAAATGGATTTCGCCAAATCTTTCCGAATCAAAAATAATGATTATGCAATCCAATGTTTGGACTTAAAAATCAATCGAACTGGTATGCCAGTCAATTTAAAACTTGCTGAAGAACTTGTTAAAGTTGCAGAAGCTCAAACAGCAAAAGCTCAACTCGACGCTTGTAAATTAGTCGATGATTTTAATCTCCCAAGCCTTACACAAACTGCGGCTTTAAAAAAATATATAAAGGAGAAATTTGGATATGACGCGGTTTCGTTTGACGATAAAAAACAAACGCATGAAAAAGCTCCAGAACTCGTGCAAAGACTTCTTGAGTTGCGTAATGTTTGTAATAAAAACAGCCTTTCAAAAGCCCAAGTAATTCTAGATAATTCAGTCAATAATCGATTGCATAATCAATTGAAATACTGCGGAGCTCACACGGGTCGTTGGGCAGGCCGAGATTTTCAACCTCAGAATCTTCCTCGCGCGAGTGATGAGAATGACCCCGCAAGTTATGTCCGAAACACGATTTCTTGTGGCAATAAAACTACTTTAATCGTAATGGATTACGCATCAATTGAGCATAGAGCTTTATTTTATCTAGCTGTGAAATTTATGGAATCACAAGGTTTTAAATGCGAAGACACTAGGAAACATTTTCTCAAATTCTTTACAAAAGATGATCCATACATTGAGATTGCCGCTAAAATATACGACATTCCAAAAGAACAAATCACTAAAAAATCTCGTGAGCGTCAAGTTGGTAAAACTGCCCATCTTGGTCTTGGGTATGGCATGGGTGTGAATAAGTTCATTGTTTCCTCGAAACAACAAGCAAATCTAGACTTCACGGAAGAAGAAGCCAAAAAAATCGTCGATATTTATCGTTCAACTTATACAATGATACCAAAGCTTTGGTATTATCTCATTGGTGAATTTATTGCTTTAGTGGACGTCCAAGAAGAACAAACAATTGATTTATTTCATGGTATGACTTTGACTTATAAACCTGCACTCAAAAATGATCGAAACTGCCTCATGTTACAGCTCCCCAACGGTAGGCCGATATTTTATTACGATTTGCGACTGGAAGAAGGTGAGTATAATGGTAGGCCGAGAAAATCATTAAAGGTTGGCAATTTTTATGTACATGGTGGTGAGCTTGTAGAAAATTTAGTCCAGGCGTTTTGTAGAGACCTTCTTGCAGATGATATGCTCTTGCTCGACAGCCAGCTCGAAAAGGGTAGAATTGTACTCCACGTGCACGACGAAATTGTAGTGGAAACATATGATGATACGCTCGATATGAACTTAAAACATGTCGAAAATTTAAAGGAAAATAGGCATGAGTGGTGCGAAGGCTTTCCAATTGATACAGAAATCTACACTTCTAAGTTTTATAGAAAATAAAAAAACCACCGGTTCCGAAAAACCGATGGCATATTTTGCAAGAATGACTATCAGCCAAGCTTATTTAGAACATCGCAGTTAACCAATCCAATGCAAACATGACTAATTTGCATTGGATCTTTTCAATAGTCAAGAGAAAAGGTTTTTCTTAATGCAAATTATTGATTCTACGCATTACCTCAATCAATTCGAAATATTTTGTAAGCATTTAGGACAAAAAACTCTCGCTGGCGTCATTATCGGCGAGCGGGGAGCGAGGAATGTAATCCTCGATGCTAATTCACATAAAACTATCAAACTAAAGCCTAAAGAAAATCTTTATTTTGTACCCCAGCAATGCGAGATTTATTCAAAAGCAGATTGCGTTAAGAAAATCACCACATTGTTTTTAGATGTTGATGAGATTTCAATTAAATCAGATTTAGTAAAAGGGGTAGATGCTTCTATAGTTCTTGAACGTAGTGATCGAAAGGCCTTCCAAGTATTTTTCTTTCTTGATTTTGAACTTACGCCTGAAGAATTTAAAACTTATCAATTAAAACTTGCGAGAAAATTTGGTGGTGATACGTCAATCACTAATCCCAATAGACTTGCACGAGTTGCGGGATTTGTGCGAGGAGAGAAGAAAAAAGATAAGAAGATGAAACTCGAAAACGACTTATTTTATGAAACCGTTTATGAGGGGAAATTAAAATACTCCCGTGAAGAAATTGATAAAATTGTCGAATGTGAATTTGACAAAGAAACTGGCGAAGTCTTTGAAGAAATGCCAGAAGATAAGCCCCAAGCTTTTGAAGAATTACATCGCGATTTTACTATAGAAGAAGGTATTTTTTACACTTATTTTCTCAATAAAAGTAAAGGTGAAGGTACGTCAAACATTCTTTTTCGTTTTGGTTGTTTTCTTCTTGAACGCGGAAGTTCTCTTGAACAATTTGAAGAATTTGCTAGCAAGAATCATATAAAAATATATGAGATTTCTCATTGTGATGAAGAAGAGTGGGCAACTCTCAATATAAATACACGTAAATATGCAAGAAACCAACAACGGAAAGATGAGAAAGACTCCTTCAAAGCCCCCACGGATGGGCTTAAATCAAAAGATGAATTGTTAGAAGAGTATCCTTTCTTACATACAGCTTATGCAGATATCAAAGATTATTATTTTGTGGAAGATGAGGATAAATTCTACAGACATGAAAATGAAAAACTCATTCCAATTACGAAAAGCATTTTCTCATCAACATTTTCACGGTATTTTGCCAAAGTTTCTAAACAAGGCAAGATAAAACCTAAAAATCCCGTAGATGTAATTCTTGCGCGAGAAAATCGACAACATTTTAACATCGTCTCATCAAGGCTCTATATGCCACATGCGGCTTTAGTTGAAGATAAATGCCTGAATACTTGGGCATATCCGAAGCTCAAAAGTGCCGACAACGGGTCGACGACAATCTTTTTGGAACATATTAAATTTTTATTTGCAGGCCAAACCACGACTACCGGATCTGACCTGGGTGAATTGTTTTTAGACTACCTCGCCTATGCGTATTTAAGCAAGACGCCGCCCACTTATGCCTATTTAATTTATTCAGAAAAATTTGGATTAGGACGGAGTTTCTTTGCGTCAGTCATGAAGAACTTGATGGGCAATAATGTGTCGACTCCAACTGACAAAATTGCAAAAGAGCAATTTACGGGCTGGTATTCAACAAAACAGCTTGCCATAATTGAAGAGCTTGGCGAAGATCGCAATTTTTTCGAACAGCTCAAACCGATCATTGGGAATAAACATGTTTCACATAGACAAATGGGCAAAGATTCACAGACAGTCGATAATCATTGTTCAATCCTTATGCTCACAAACAAAATTAAAGCTCTTAATATTGCCAAAGGAGACCGCCGGATAGCAGTCGTGCACATGCACCAAGAACCTAAGGATAAGAGCTATTACACCCGCCTCTATGGATGGGCTGAGAATGAGGCCAACATAGCCGCGCTCGCACAATTCTTTCGCCGACGTTTTGAAACTATGGACCGAGAGATGATGAAGGGTCATGCGCCACTTACAGAAGCGAAACTTCTCACACAGCGGCTTGTGACTGACACAGAAACTCAAAATATCGAGGAGGCACTCAAT